TGAAGGCGCGGAGTCAGCCGCGGCAGCTCACGCTCTTCGGGCTCTACCGGCGCCGGGACCGGCGGTCCCACTTTCGCCCGGACGTGTACGCTTTGCGATCGCAAAGCGAAACCGCGGCGAATCAGGCGGAAAAACGCGCGCGCGTGCGGCGATAACGGGTCTTATGTTAACTCCCGATCTGGACGCGGACACGGCGCTCGTGGCGGACCTCAACCGCTTGTTGCGGGAAGGGTTCGCGTCGGTGGAGTGGTCGGCCGACGCCCCGCCCCGGTTTCACGTGACGCCCGCGGGGCAGGCGTATCTCGACGCCACGGAGGACGACGAGGAGGATCACCCGCGCGCTGACCAGTCCGGTGACGCGATCCGGGTGACCACGCAGCGAGGACCGGGGTAATGCGGACAGCCGCCAGGAACGAAGACGACGACAGTCATGCGCCTCACCACGAAACGTTTGAAGATTCCCCGGTGCTGGTGTCCGGGCTGCGGGTGTGATGTGAGTCACTTGCTCCGCGCGACATTGCTCGACCTGGCGAGTGTGATCAACGCGCAACAAGGCGCGATGGGTGGCCGCGCGAGGGCGGCGGTCCTGTCTCCGGCGCGGCGGCGGGAGATTGCGCGAGCGGCGGCGGTCGCCCGATGGGCGAAGCGATGACAGGGTTGAAGCGGGCGGATGGTCAATGCACCCCCATCGTCGATGCGAGGTCACAACCTTGACGCACCCGAGTAGTGACGATCGCGAGAAAGGATTTTCTGTATGTTGACCCCCACCGACGTCGATCTCTTCGAACGGGTGATCACCGCGATGGAGGACCTCCACGCCGCCGTGCAGACATTGACGGCCGCGCTCCTCCAACCGGGGATCGCGTTGATCAACCGGGACCAGCGGCCGATCGAAGAACGCGGCGCGCCGATCCGGATCATTCACCGGGAGGACACGTGAGCGGCTGGGCGATCGCGGCCGTGATCGTCGGGGTCTGGCTGGGGGTGTGGACCGGAGCGTATTGGCGGTACCGCCGTCGACATCGATCATTGGACACCCCCGTCAGTGATCAGTGGCGCGCCGAGCACGACTACCACCGAGGCGGCGACGGGAAGTAAGACGACGATCTGGCGCGATCGTCAGGACGGTGGGTCACGCGGAGCCGGTGACCTCGCGTCGACCCAATAGGTAGTTCACCAGGGCACGCCGGAACGGAGAACGACGATGGAGAGCTGGGGCCGCACGCGTGAAGTCGAGAAGCCTAAGCCGGTGCTGGTGACCGCCGATGTGTCGCTGGCCCTGCACGACATCGGGCAGGAAGTCATGCGCGCCCGTGCGAAGTTCAAGCCGTTCAACAGCGCGCACGAAGGCTACGCCGTGCTGCTCGAAGAGGTCGACGAACTGTGGGAGGAAGTGAAGCGCCATCAGTCGGCGCGCAACCCGGAGCGCATGCGGACGGAGGCGGTGCAGGTTGCGGCGATGGCGGTGCGGTTTCTCACCGACGTGCTCGGCGGCGCCGGGGTTCTGGAGAATGCGCGGACGACCGAGTTGGTCGACGCGGGGTCTCCCTCGACAGTGGGTGTGGATTGACCCGGCGCGGGAAAAGACTTTCGTGATCTTCTAATCCCGACCGATCCACCCACGCGCGGCTAGTCAGTGTCTTGGGCAGGCACACGGCACCGCGCGGGGGCGGACTCTATCGCCAAAAGGCCGAACGCGATGCCTTCAGGATGCCCGAACTCTAAACCGGCGATCAAGTCGCTGTCCGTCTGCTACCCGACGCTGGCGTAGACATGGGCGACGGCGGCGCGCGCTACGCATCGGTCCCGGAGCGGATTACGTGGACGGCCGGGTTTCACAACGGCGTCGATAAGCATGTCCTCGGCGTGCTGTCGACGTTCGCGAACTTCAAAACCGGGAAGGGCGCACGCATGTCGATCCCGGCGCTGGCGATGCGGGCGGGCATGGAGCGGCGGCGCGTCGAACGGGCGCTCCAGCGGCTCACGGCGGGGCGGTGGGTGTTCCCGCACAAGCGGCATCGGCACGCGACCAACTGGGACATCAACCTCGATCGGCTGGCAACGAACTGGGTAGGAGCCAAAATGGTCACACGCGCGGACAAAGATTTGACCGTCAATTCTGACGGTTTAAATCGTACGCACGATTTGACCGTCAATCCTGACGCGTTGACCGTCACGATTGACGGTCAACCACCGGATTTGACCGTCAAAATTGACGGACCGATCCCCTGTACGTCTGATCCCCTGTTAGAACCCCAGCGTACGGGTGATCCGCAACAGCTCACACTCCCACCCGGGGACATCACGGACCCCGCGAAAGGCCGGGGATCGTTCGATGCGTCGGCGCACCTCGCCGCGATCAAGGCGCAGCTCGCGACACTCAAACCCTTCGAACCCAAACGGCGGCGGCGCGAGGGGACGGGCTGATGGCGAAGACCAGCTACATGACGAAGGCGCGGAAAGCCGCCGAACCCCGGGTGAGTGTGTTCTGCCGCTGCGGCGCGCAGTGGCACGGCCGGTACGCCATCGATAACCCCGTGATCGCGGATCATGCGGCGCGGGCGACGTGCCGGCTGGTGACGCGTGCGGAGTATGAGCAGGCCGGGTGGCGCGTGCGGTTTCCCGCGCATTGGACGTTTCCCGTGGAACGGGTCGGCGACGTCTCAGACGTCGGACTGTCTGAGACATGAGCGACGACGTCGACACCCGCGCCTGTCTCACCAAAGCGCAAGCCGCGCAGATCCTCGGCACGTCCACGAAGGGGATCGAGCGCGCGGTCGCGGCCGGCGATCTCGTCCAACACTGGCGCCGCCAGCCGGGCACGCCGGACGTGGCGGTCTATTTTCCCGACGAAGTGGCGGCCCTGGCGACGAAACGGGCTGCTGCACGCCGCCGGGGGCCGTCTGGGGGTGTTCTGGTACGCGGGCAGCCCGAGATCCGGGCCAACGGCAACGGGCACGGCAGCCTGAATCTGCACCTGGCTGATGCAAGTTCGGCGCTGACCCCCATCCAAACCGGGGTCGACCCCGATCCGCTGCGGGCCTTCGCGCTGGCGGTCGTGGCGGCGGTGATGTCTCAGACGTCTGAGACGTCTCAGACACAAACGACATGGATCGAGATTCCCGAGGCGGCGGCGATCCTCGGCCGGTCGCAGGCGTACGTGCGCCGGCAGATCAAGGCCGGGGTCCTGCACGCGGAGCGAGATCGGACGGTGGTCGTGCGGAAGGCGGATGTGGAGGCGTTGTGAGCACGCGCCGCCGTGTGAAACGGGTCAGCGCCCATCCCGACACCGCGCCGGCGAGGCCCGCCGACCCGGACCAGTGGGCGTTGAAACTCGTGATCGAGGAGGACGAGGAGTTGTCCGCGCGCCGCTTCACGGTCTGGATTGCGCCGGCCGGCGACAGCGGGTTGCACCTCTGCATCGGCAGTGGGCCGACACGGGCGGCGGCGACGGCCGACGCCGAACTCGAACTGTATGGCGCGTTGAAGCTTCTGGGGACGGACGTCCATCGGCCGGCGTGTGAGAAATGCGGCTGGCGGAAGGATCTGGAGGCGCTGTGACGCGACCACCGACGGTGTTTACGTGGAGCTGGCGCTGCGATCGCTGCGGCAAGGGCGGCACGCTGGTCCTCCCGGTGCACACCTCTGGGTGGGACGGGGCGACGGCGGTGTTGGAGGCGCATCGCGGTCGGGCGCCGCGCTGTCATGGCGACGTGCGGACGGTGCGGGTGAGTCGCGGGCGTCGGATTCGGCGGAAGGATCTGGAGGCGTTGTGAGCTACACACCCGCCATCCATTTCGAGGAGCATCCCGGTTGGCGCCTCTGTCGCGTCGCGCACGGGAGCCCTCACCTGACCCGTGATCGCGCGGTGGTCACGTGCCGCACCTGTCAACGGCTCTTGCAGCGGGCGAATGGTCAGAGCACCCGACTCGACGACGCGGGGTCTCCCTCGACAAAGGGTGTGCGGGATGACCCTGCGCGCTAAGGACTTATCGTCGTCGTCTTCGGACGTCCGGGAGTTGGTGTGTGAACCGATTCGGGGGGACGTCACCGCCATGTGGAGTGATCCCCGGGAGTGGCTGCGGTGAAAACAAACGACGACGATCAGCCGCGCTCTGACCAGTGGGTGAATCCGTTACTCGGTGCCCACGCAGCGGAGACGTCGGTCACGCCGCCATCCGCCCGAACCACGGACGAAGACACCGCCGACGGCGTCGCCGTCCTCCACGTGGATATCACCGTGCGGGTTTCTGCGATGCGGGACTGGTCACCCGAACGGATCGCGGCGTTCTTCAGCGGCCTCGCGCAGGCGGTGACGGCACGCGGCGCGAACTGGAGCCGGTGATGGCGCACAGCTGCCCGGACTGCGGCCAGGTGTGCCACTGCGGCGGCGACATCGACGATTGCTGCTTCGAAGGCACGCCCGAAGAACGGCATTGCCAGCACTGCCCGATGGACGGTTACGACGCGGACGACGACGACTGGGAAGAGGACCACGAGCCGACCTCGTGCCTGAGTTGCTCCCTGCCCGCGTCGCTCTGCCGGTGTGGGGAGTGAAGGAGATGAGCACGCCGATTCGGACGCTCCGTGAACTGGTCGACGAAGTGCAGGAGTTGATCGACTCGACCGGTAAGCACGTGTACGCCGAGGACCTGCAAGACGTGCTTGACCGTGTTGTCCTGGAGGATGTCCACCGCGCCGGGATCGACGATGCGAGGGCGCCCGGGTCAACGGGTCCAGACGGCGGAGATCGCGAATGAGCATTTCTGTCATCGTCGTGCTGAACGTATGTCCATGACCACGGAACGCACGGCCCGCCTCGCGGATCTCTTCCTCCACCTGGTGGGCCACAAAACGTACGCCGGCTATGTGATTGCACTCGTGGACGGGCGGACCTGGTCGATTACCTGTCTGGCGTGTGGGTTGACGTCCTTCAATCTGACCGACGTCACGGTGAAGTACTGCGGCGCGTGTCACGTGTTCCATGAAGACCAGCAGAAGACCGACGATCTGCAGTCGCGCTCTGGAGCGTCCGACCCTGTGAACCCTGAGACCACGCAGCGAAAAGGTGAGTGATGCGAGCATTCGCCCGGACCCGAGACGACGGATGTTGATTCGCGCGGACGCGCGCTCGCTGCCGTTGCGGGATGGGTGCGTGCAGTGCGTCGTCACGTCGCCGCCCTATTGGGCATTGCGCGTGTATCCCGACGCCAACCAGATCGGTCTGGAACCGACGCCGCAGGCGTTTGTCGCGACACTGGTCGAGGTCTTCCGCGAAGTGTGGCGCGTGTTGCGCAATGACGGGACCTGCTGGATCGTGCTCGGCGACAGCTACGCGTCGGGCGGGCGTGGCGGCGATAGCGGCGCATCCGGGCTTGAGGGCACCACGCGATCCCAGGACGAGAGCAAGAAGGCCGGGCCGCGCATCGGGCAGCGGTCGAGTTTCCGACGCGATCGGCGCACGCGTGAGGACGTGCCGCACAAAGGCGCCGGGGCACTCAAGCCAAAGGACCTAATCGGTATTCCGTGGATGGTCGCGTTCGCCCTCCGGGACGCTGGCTGGTATCTGCGATCGGAAATCATTTGGCACAAGACGCAGCCGATGCCGGAGTCGGTAACCGATCGCCCGACCAAAGCGCATGAGCAGATGTTCCTGCTCTCGAAGTCGTCACGCTACTTCTATAACGCCGACGCGATCAAGGAACCGGTGAGTGGCGTCAGTCACGATCGCGGCGCCGGCGCTAATCCGAAGGCGCGCGGCGTCGATGGGAACGGCCACGGCAACGGGCGACACAAACAGAACGAATCGTTCTCCGTGGCGATCGCAGGCCTCGTCGAGCGACGCAACAAACGCGACGTGTGGACCATCCCGACCGAGGCCTACGCTGCAGCCCACTTCGCCACATTTCCCCAGGCGCTCGTGACGCCGTGCCTCTTGGCCGGCAGCCGGCCCGGTGACCTTGTGCTCGACCCGTTCCTCGGGAGCGGCACAGTCGGCGCGGTGGCCGCACGGCTCGGCCGGCGCTGGGTTGGGACGGATCTCAGCTACCAGGACCTATCGAAAGCCCGCACGGCGCAACGCGGGATTCCGTTTGTCCGGGCGGATGGTGGGTCAATCCGTGCCGCTGATGCGAGGTTACGCACGCCGGACACCCCACACGGCGGAGATCGCGGATCAGCATCGTCGTCGTCGGGTTCTGAAATTGATTATGCGAAGACCACGCAGCGACGAGGGGAGTGATGTCGCCAGCTGCCAGGACCGACGCATGGCGGTAACGACCGTGGTGGCGACGGCGTTGCTCGACCGACCCTACTGTGTGGTCCCGCACGGGCTGGAGATTACGCGGGCGTTGTCGTTCGACGAATGGCGCGCGTGCGGCGTGGCGCTCACGACGATCGCGAACCGCACGAACTGGGCGATCGGCGATTGGCTGGTCTACGGGGCGGGGCGGGGCGACTTCGGCGCGTACTACGGCGAGGCGGCGGCGATCACCGGGCGGAGCTTTGAAAGCCTGTCGCAGTACGCGCGGGTGAGCCAGACGTTTCCGATCGCGCAGCGGGACGTGCCGGTGCCGTGGTCGTTCTATCGAGAGGCGTTGCGCGCCCCGGTACAGGATCGCGTGCGGGCCCTGGAACTCGCGGCGCGCAATGGCTGGACGAAGGACGGGCTCGCCGAATACATCAGCACGCGCGACGGGGCCGCGCCGCCGCGGGCGAAAGCGATTGCGGACGGGTCCGCGCATCATCGCACCGCGGGCGGCTGGCACACCCACAAGAGTCATCACCGGCTAATGCAATGCCCGAGCTGTGGGTTCAAATTCGAGCCAAAGCGGCGGCATCGGTTGACCATGGTGAAGGGGTAGGACGATCGTCGTTGTGATCTTCGTCTCCGTCCTGTAGCAACGCTTGCTATAGACTCCTGAACCGTCCACCACTTCCGGGGGACAGAAAGCAGGATCTATGTTGTTAGCCCTGGCGAAGAAGCTGCTCGCCGAAGCCCAGAAAGCCGACTACGGGAATCTCCCGGTCGGCACCCTCACCCAGAGCGATGGGTACGATCAACTGCACTACGGAGACGTCGAGGGGATCGATGGCGTGACCCGGACCGTGGAGGTCGATCGGACGGGGAACATGATCGGCTTCAGCCCGGTCGAGCGCTGTATCGATCGGCGGACGGGCGAGATCGCGTGGATCCCCACCGAGCTGGTCGCCAATCTCCGGGTGACGCCGTTCCCGTTTATCGAGGGGACTGGAGCGACGCGGAGTCGGGGGAAGAACAGCGCGACGCCCGCGAAAAGCTGAAGCGCAGGAAAGCTGAAGTGTGAGAGGCGTGCCAGTCCCACGCCCCTCTGACGTCTACGCCTCCAGAGCCCGCTCAGGCTCACCGAACAGTCTACCGCGAGCTCACGACGGTCCAGGGGTGGACGGCGCGGTAGCGATCGGCGTACGCGCGAATCTGCGCTTCGAGCGGCGCGTCGGTGGCCGGGTGCCCCTGCAGCTGCCGATACAGGCGCGCGATCTCGCGCAACAGCTCGGCGGCGGTCGACGGCTCGACGGGGGGCGTCACCGCGGCCGCCGAGGCGGTCTCGAGCTGGCGACGAAAGTCGGGACTCGCGAGCGTCCAGCGACGCCAGGGCGGCGGGTCGTCGGGATCGCGCCAATAGGTACAGCACCCGTCGCCGCGGACTTCCAGCACGCCGCGGTAGGGCAGCTCCACCCGCCGAATCGTCATCTCGGGGAGCGCCACTTTAGCCATCCGACATTTCTCGCTCACCAGACCTCAAGGCAGCGTGCCATCTCTCGGAGTTCCGCCGCGATCGCTTTCGCCCGCGCGTGCCGCTCGATCCACACCTCGGGACCATGCACGGGATCGGGGATCATCTCGTACGTGGTGAACCGGACATGACACGTCGCGCATTCCCGACGGCGCCGGATCACGGTCTGGTCGCCGTTCGCGCGGCTGTCGGTCACGACATCCTTCGTCGCGTGACAGGCTGGACACTGCATGCGTCGTCCACCGTTACGTGCGCGATCGCAAGTCGAGTTCCGCGCGGACCTGCGTGCGCGCCGCCACACTCAGATCATCCCACTGCGTCGGCGGCAGCCGGGACACGATCCGCGGCCCGAGCTGCTCGGCTCGTCGCTGGGTGATCGCGGTTTCCGCGGCCTGCCGTTCCGCGGAGACCGGCCCGTAGAGCCGCGTCTCGATCATCGTGACGCCGCAGTTGGCCGTCAGGACGAGCGTCGGCGCGTTCACGGATCCGGCTCCGGCGTCGGCAGCCGATCCGCATGTCTCGGCTCGAACGCGAACCGCGGGGACGCCTGTGCTTCCCGTGTCGCTTTCGGCGGGATGGTCAGCCGCTGCACGTACCGCGAGCCATCGAGACACGTCCACTGGATCTCAACCGTCTCGTCTTCATGGGCGCGCACCACGCGAATGAAGGGACTCACGATCAGACGGCGCGCTCCACGCCTGGCAGTTCGAGGCGGACGTCTTCCGCGCGCGGACCTTTCGGCGACAGTGGGTTGATCACGAAGCTGACGAGGTCATCCTTCTGGAGCGACAGCCAGCCGAGATCGTCGCGACACTCGGCTGACGTCGCGGATTTGTGAAAGAAGTACTCGATCCCGTTCGGCGCTTCAATGAAGCCGAAGCCCTTATCGACGATCACGCGGGTAACGGTGCCGGTGAGACGTTCAGTCATTGGGAGGTCGCTCGGACGATCCGACTCGGTGATCGTCCGAGCGCGTGTGCCGCTTACCCCTGTTCGACGGGCGTGCCGACGGTGACCCCCCCGAAGCCGACCGCCTGGCCCCCCGTCACCGTGACATCAATCGGTTCGCCGCTGATCTCCGTGTCGCCGTCGCCGAGGTCCGCATCGGCGCTGATGGTGATCTGACACGCGCCCTTTCCGACCGACTTGATCAGGCCCTTGAACGGGTTCGCGGGATCCTGCGTGACACTGGCGACGGTGACGTCTGAGGACTTCAGCTTGACCGATCCGGCCTGCACGTCCGCCGGCTGGCCGGCCTTGTCCACGGGCGGCGCGTATTCGAAGTCGACCTGTTGCGTGTTCGTGAGGGGGGCTTTCATCGGCATCTCCGGCGGTCCAAAGAAGGAAGGCTGCTCTGAGACGGGACCATACGAACTCAGGCGCATCGCGTGCTTCGGTCGACAGTCGTGCAGGTAGACGTTGATCGTGAGGGTCACGGGATCACTGTGACGGTCCGCGGCGCCGTCGTGACGACCTCGCAGCCGCGGTTGTCGCGCGTCGCCACGGTCAGGGGATAGACCCCCAGCGTGCGCGGGACCGAGAAATACGCGCCTAACGCATCGCGCAGATCGGTCAGGAGCGCATCGCCCTTCGCCCCGCCGATGACCTGCGCCCCGAGGCGGACCTGGGTTTCGACGACGGGCAGCGGCCCATTCAAGGCCACGCGGACCCAGCCGCGATCGCCGACCTTCACCGTGGCCGTCCAGTCGATGACCACAATCGTGGTGCGCTGGGCGGCGCAGGGATCTGCCGGGAGGGGCACGGTATAGCTCACCTCGCTCGAGAACGGCGAGAACGCGCCGGCTGCCGTGTAGGCCTGAACCGTGAAGTAGGTCCGCACGCCTGGGACGAGCGTGGGGATCGGGACACTCGTGACGTTCCCTACATCCACCGCCGTCGTATACACGCCGGGCGCGGGGCCGTAGCTGAGTTGATAGCCGGTCACGTTATCACCGGCGAGGTTGGCATCCCACGCGACCGTGACGGGGCCGGCGGCGCCCGCATCGATCCGGCACGGCAGGAGGAGCACGACGACGATTGCGGCGAGCTGTGTCATCCGGGTGACTGCACTCATCCGCGCACCAGGTACACCAGGTCATTCCACATGTCCGCCAGGTGCACCTTCGCGCGCAGCTTGACCGCGAGCCAGCGATTCCACAGCGGAAAGCGGATCGCCTGGCGCCGCGCGCGCTGTTTGGCGGCGATCGCCTGGTCGAGCGGCACACTGAGGCGCGTCATGACACGCGGCGCCGCTTCTCGCGCAACGTCACCTTGGTGGCCTTCGTGTCCTTGGTGGCGCGGACCGCCACCAGCGATTGCGTCAACGCCTCGCGGAGGTTCACCACGGGCGCCACGGCGATCGGCACCGGTTCGACGATCTCCTCGCCGGCGACCTTCGCGTCGATCAACCGGCGCAGATCCGCTTGGTACTGGTCGGTGAACGCGGCGAGATCGAGCGGCCCGCTCAACGCCAGGATGATCCGTTGGGCCAACGACACCTCGGGCGCCGGCAGCCGGAACGATCCGCCCGCGCGCGGATTCGGCGCAGCGTACGGCGCCTCACGCCATTCCGCAGCGTGATGCAGCGTATAGAGCAGCAACGCGCCCGCCGTCGGACTCACCGCCACGAGATACTCGCGCCCGTAGATCGCGAGCGTGCCGACCCCCAACCGGCCGGCCATCGCCTCGACGAGGATCGCGTACGCCTGCGGCGCGGCACTGCCGTTGGGCCCATCAGGCGCCAGATAGTACGCGCGGTCGATCGCGCGCCAGGGCAGCGTCGACGCCTCAGCGAACGTGACCAGGTCGATCACCTTCGTCGAGGGCGGCGCGACGGCCTCGAGCTCGTCGGCCTGCAGGATCACAAACTTGCCCGGCGCGAATTCGAACCCTTTGACGAGCTCTGCCGCTTGGACCTGCGCGTCGCAGTGCGGACACCAGGTCTTCTGTTGAATCCGGCACGGCGTGTGATGCGGCGGCGCATGCAGCTGGTTGAACTTCAGGCCCTCCGGAGAATCGATGGCGGGGAACACCTTGATCGGGACGGTGAGCAGGCTGAGTTTGAGGAGGCCTTTCCAGGTAGCGCGCGCGCTCATCAGGCCGGCCTCTCGAGCAACCGCACGTCCTGTTCACGGCGTCGTCGCGTCCGCTTCCGTTTCGCCGGCGTCCCGAGCCAGGCCTGCAGCAGATTCCAGAGGATCGGCGGCAGCGCATTCGCCGGCAGGTTGCGGTAGTGGCCGGAGCGTTTCATCAGGCGGGCCTCTCGAGCTCGGCGTCTAACGCCCCTTCCGCGTGGGCGATCCGCGCTTCCAGGAGCCGGGCACGCCGTTGATAGGCGTCGAGATCGGTGACCGGGATCCGGATCAGTTTGCGCCCGAGCCGATACGCGCCCGGAAACGCCTGCTCGACGAAGATCAAGCGCCGCACGTGGGTCTCACTGACATGCAGCTGTTTCGCCACTTCCTGGACACTCCAGGATTCCGGGACGACCGGGTGAATGCTAGGATGCAACGGCGTTTTACAGGATAGCGCCGCCGCCGCGCGGTGCGATCTGCTCCCTCCTACCCACACGCACCAATCCTTAGCAGACAGCGTCGCTGACGCCCAGACTGAGTACCTCGCCGATCGCCTCGCGCTGAGTATTCAGCTCCCAAACCCAGGGGATCCCACCATGGTGGAGTCGTCGTCTCCCACGATCGATTCCATCCTGGCCACCGCTGTCCGTCCTAACACAAGGTCTATGCGTGTCATCTGGGTGGAAATGCTCGAGCACGGGCCTATTGCCACCCAGAGAGATAGGCGGCCACGCGCTGAGCGTGGTGACCAGGGACTGTGGTAATGGCCCTGGCCCCACCCCGACCCTGTACCCACCCTCGTTGTCCCCGCCTCATTGAACCCGGGCAGCAGTGTCCCGATCATCCGAGGCGGTCGGCGCATCAGCGTGGCTACACCTCACGCTGGACGGCGTACGCGATCGACTGGCTCGCGCGTCGTCCCTGGTGTGGGCAACGTCTCGATGGCCAGCTCCACGCCGAGCACAGTCAGTGCGTCCAACGTGGCCTGCGTACGCCGGCGCGTGTCGTCGATCACATCCGCTCGATCGTGAGTGGCGGAGACGTGTTCGATCCCGCCAACCACCAATCCCTCTGCGTGCGCTGCAACACGGTGAAGGGATGAATGCCGCGATGCGTCCGATTCCGCTTGACATCCACACGCGACGCGCGACGCACAGAGAGGGGAGGGGGGCTTCGACATCACGGCGTTTTCCAGGCGCCGGAAGACCGGTCGCGTCGCTTCACAGGATTTCGCGGAAAACCTTTTCGAGGAGTTTTGCTGAATGGGGAATAGGAACAGCGGGCGCCGGCCGCAACCGACCGCGCTGAAAGTGCTCCGCGGCAACCCGGGGAAGCGCCCCTTGAACGCCGACGAGCCGACGCCGCCGCCTGGCGCCGTGGAGAAACCGGCGACGCTGTCGACGCCGGCGGCCGCGGTCTGGGATCGACTCGCGCCGGGGGCGATCGCGATGGGGACGTTGACGCGCGTCGACGCGACGGCGTTCGCGCTGCTGTGTGAGCTCCAGGCGACACTCGAATGGGCCGCGGGCCGGAAGGATCCGCCGCCGCGGGCCGAGCGTGAGCGGCCGTCCGCCTGGGTGCGCCGCTCGCACGCGCGCCTGGCCGCCGCGATGAAGATCGAAAAAGACTTCGCGCCCATCATCCGCCCCTATTACGAGTTCTTCGGTCTGACGCCGCAGAGTCGCGCGCGGATCCACGTGCCGAAAAAGGACGCCGCGCCGGTCGTCTCGAAATGGGCGGGCGCGCTGAGGTGAAGAAAGAATCCGCGTCCGCGCGCGCCGTGCGCCTGATCAACAACCTGACCCACACGTCGGGCCCGTTCGGGCGGCAGCCGTTCAACCTGCGGCCGTGGCAACAGCGGATCATCGCGTCGATCTTTAAGACCCGCAAAGACGGTCTGCGAATCTATCGCACGTGCCTGCTGATGCTGCCGCGAAAGAACGGCAAGACGGAGCTCGCCGCGGCCATCGCGATCTATTGCCTGCTCTTCGACGGCGAAATCGGCGGCGAGATCTACTGCGCGGCCGCGGACCTCGAGCAGGCCTCGAAAGTCTTCGACGCGATGATCGCCATGATCGAGAACGACCCGGAGCTGGACGCGCAGGTCGAAATCATTCGCTCGCAGAAACGGATCGTGCACCGCGCCAGCGGGAGCTTTTGTCGCGCGGTCTCCGGGGAGGCCTTCAACAAGCACGGGTTCAACGCCTCGGTCGTGATCTACGACGAGCTCCACGTCGCCCCGAACCGCGATCTCTGGGATGTGCTCGCGACGTCGATGGGCGCCCGGGCCCAGCCGCTGCTCATTGCGATCTCGACCGCGGGGTACGACCGGCATTCGATTTTGTGGGAACTCTACGACCACGCGAAGAAGGTCCTCGAGACGCCGGCGCTCGATCCCACGTTCCTCCCGATCCTGTTTGAAGCGCCGATCGGCGCGGACTGGACGGATGAAAAGGTCTGGCACCAGGCGAACCCGGCGCTCGGAGATTTCCGCAGCCTCGAGGAGCTGCGGACCTTCGCGGCGCGGGCGATCCAAATCCCCGCGCAGGAGATGACCTTCCGGAGGCTGTACCTGAACCAGTGGACCGAAAGCGCCGAACGCTGGGTCCCCCTGGCCGCGTGGGATGCGTGTTGTGCGGTGGACGCCGCATGACGCGCGTCGAGTTTCGTGCCCGGCTGAAGGGCCGGCGCTGCTACGTCGGGCTGGACCTCGGGTCGACGAAGGACTTGACGGCGATGGCGGCCACGTTTCCCGACGACGTCGGGCCCGGCTTCGATGTGCTCGCGCAGTTCTTCATGCCGGCCGACAACATCCACGCCCGCGTCAATCGCGACAAGGTGCCCTACGACCAGTGGAAGCGCGGCGAGTTTCTGATCGCCACGCCCGGCCCGGTCACCGACTACGAATACGTCCGGCAGCATCTCCACCGGTGGGCCGCCGAGTTCCAGGTCCTCGAGATCTCATACGACCCGTGGAACGCCACCGACCTGGTCTCCCGGCTGCTGCAGGACGGGTTGCCGCTGATCCCGATGCGACAAGGCTTCGCGTCCCTGACCGCGCCGACGAAGTCGCTCGAGACGGCGATTCTCTCGAGACGATTGCGGCACGACGGCCACCCGATCCTGCGCTGGAACATCGGCAACATCGTCGTCGAAACCGACGCGGCTGGGAATTACAAGCTGTCGAAGGACCTCAGCACCGAAAAGATCGACGGCGCGGCTGCGCTCGTCAACGCGATCGATCGGATGGACCGCCACAGCGATGCGCCGGCCGAGGATCCCGTCCTGGTGACCGCATGACGTTTCTCCAGGTGGTCGGCCTGACGGGCGCGACACGCAATCAACTGACGCATTGGGCGAACCATTACCTCGCGCGACCGAAGTCCGGTACCGGCCACCACTACGACTTCAGCGCCGACGACGTCGCGCTGATCGCGGAGGCCGTCAAGGCGACGCGGGTGTGGGGTCCGTCGGCCGCGCGGGCGGTGTTTCGAGAAGGCGCCCGGGTGGCCACCGCCACGTCGCCGCGGTTGTCGGATTGCGAGGAGATGGCGATCTACGAGCTCCGGACGGGCCGGGCCAAGTTGGTGCCCGTCAAATGAAGCGCGCTCCCGGTCGCCCTCCGCTCGACGACGAGGACCCGTCGGTGTCGGTGAGTGTCTCGATGCCATCGAAGCAATTCGCCGCCATCTGTAAGCGCGCGGAGCATGACGACGAGAGCGTGCCGGCGATCATTCGACGCGACCTCGACACGGCGAATAAAACATTGAAAACCAAGTAGATCGCCAGCCTGGCCCCAAGCTGACACGTGTGGCTCTCTAGTGTGGTCCTGGCTCTGCTGGTGGCGTCCGCCGTGTCTGCTCAGGCGGGTCCTCGTCAATATGCGGCACGACTCGACGGAAGCGATCGAGGGCGTGCTGTGGGCGAGTCGCGGCCCGTGGTTGATCCTCAAGGACGCCTCCGCGATCAAGGCGGGGCAGCCGCCCGAGAAACTGATCGGCGACGCGCAGATCGAGCGCGCGAACGTCGCCTATATCCAGGTGGCGCCGTGATCGTCCGCACTTTCGAGGGCCTGCGGGCGTTGACGACGCCGTCGCCCGCCTGGCAGATGTCCAGTGGCCACGGCGGGGCGCTCGACCTCTACACCGGCTCGCTGCAGACCTACAAGGCCATCTACGAGACCCAGCCGAACGTCCGGATCCCGGTCGACTTCTTGGCGCGCAACGTCGCGCAACTCGGGCTGCCGGTGTTCCGGCGCAACAGCGACACCGACCGGGTGCGGCTGCCCGATCACGACCTGGCGCACGTCCTCGAGCATCCGAACCCGACGACCACGCGCTACCGGCTGATCGAGGACACGGTCCAGGACTATCTGATCTACTGGCATGCGTACTGGCTGAAGGTGCGCACGGCCCCGATGGGCCTCGTCCGCCTCCCGGCCGGCGAAATGTCGATCGTCGGGACCCTGCAGCCGTCCCTGTTTATCTGGACCGCGCCCAACGGACAGCGCACCCCCTTTGAGCCATCCGAAATCGTGCACTTCGGCGCGCTGAAAGGGATCTCGCCGCTGGAGACGCTGCGCCGGATCCTCGCGGAAGAAGCGGCCGCCGGCGACTACCGGCAGTCGATGTGGAACAACGCCTCGCGCATGGAGGGCGTGATCGAGCGCCCCGCGACGGCACCCAAGTGGACGCCGCCCCAGAAAGCGAGCTGGCGCACGCAGTGGCAAGACGCGTACGGCGTCGGCGGATCGCGTCCGGGCTCAGTCGCCGTCCTCGAGGACGGGATGACCTTCAAGCCGATCAGCTTCAGCGCGAAGGACTCCGAGTTCCTCGCCGCGCGCAAGCTGACCCGTGAAGAGTGCGCCGCGGCGTATCACATTCCGTTGCCGATGGTCGGGATCCTCGAGCACGCGACGTACTCCAACGTGCGCGAGATGCGCAAGATGCTCTACTCGGATTGCCTCGGGCCCACGCTCGAGATGATTCAGGGCGAGATCGAACTCCAGGTCGTGCCGGAGTTCGCCGACGTCCACCGCGTGTACGTCGAGTTCAACATTGCGGAAAAGTTGAAGGGGTCGTTCGAAGAGCAAGCGGCATCGCTGCAGCTGGCCGTCGGCAAACCGTGGATGTCGGTCAGCGAGGCGCGCGGCCTGCAGAACCTGCCGGCGACGGGCGATCCGAAGGACGACACGATCGCCGCGCAGCAGGGTGGACCCGCGGCGCCGGCGGCGACGGGCGATCCCGCCGTGCCGTTCAAGCCGACGCCGAAGCCCGCGCCGGCCGCCGCTGTCGACGTCGCACCAGTCATTCAGGCGATGCAGGCCCGACTCAAGACGCGGCTCGACAAGCTGCCGACGGCGCTCGATCGCCTCGAGGCCTTCGACGGCCCCCGCGTGACACGGGAACTCACCGAGGATCTCACGCCGCTCGTCGGCGCGGAGCAGGCCGGTTGGGAAGCCGCACGCGCCGTGAGCCTTGAGCTGATCCGGCTGGACCACGAGGCCTTCGATGTCTAACCGCTACGACCACGTCCTCAGCTTCGCGTTGACGCATCCCTGGAACCTCGAGCCCGCGATGCTGGCCGTCGTGGCGGGGATTCTCGCGCGCCGCATTGCCGGCATCGAGCTGTCGCAAGCCGAGATCGAGGCTGCACTCGTCAACCGCAAGAACCTCCCGCAGCCGCGGACCGGCAGTGTCGCCGTGATTCCGATCTACGGCGTGATCGCGCCGCGCATGAACATGTTCTCCGAGATCTCGGGCGGCACGACGTTCGAGAAGCTCACCGGGCAAACGCGCGCGGCGGTCGCCGATAAGACCGTGCGCAACATCGTGTTCGACATCGACTCGCCCGGCGGCAGCGTCGCCGGCAACGCCGAGTTCGCCGCCGAAGTCATGAAGGCGCGGACGAAGAAGCCGGTCATCGCGCAGATCCAGTACACCGGCGGCTCGGCCGCGTATCACGTTGCGGCCGCATGCACCGAGATCGTCGCGGCGCCATCAGCGCGCGTCGGCTCGATCGGCACGTTCACGATTCACAACGATCTCTCAAAAGCGCTCGAGCAGCTCGGCGTCAAGCGGACGTTCATCTCCGCCGGCGAGGGCAAGGTCGACGGCAACGAAACCGGGCCGCCCAGCGAGGACTATCTCGCGCGGACGACCGCGGCCGTCAACGAGGCGTACGGGCAGTTCGTCTCGAACGTCGTCAAGGGCCGCGGCGCCGGCATGACGGCCGACCGTGTCCGGAACGACTGGAAAGCCCACGTCTACGGGTCCGCGGAGGCGCTCGCGATCGGGATGATCGATGCGGTTGCCACCCTCGACGACACGATCCAGCGCCTGCTGTCGGATTCGCCCGACGCTGCGGATCAACGCGCCGCCCTCGACTTTGCCTCCCCTGATGCCACGGACCAGGAGCCGTCACCGGCCACGTCCCAGGAGCGTCAAGCGGAGATCGCCTGGCAGCTCGCGACCGAACGCGCGCTGCATGACCTCAGTCTCTGAAGGAAGTTCCCATGTTGAATGTTGCCCAACTCGAATCCGACCTGAAAGCCGCCGCGCTCAAAGTGAAGACGTTGTTCGAAGCCACGATGCGCACCTGCCAGGAGGCCGTCGTCACGCCGGCGTCGGCCGATGGCAAAACGCCCGCGGTGATCGGCCGCCTCATGACCGCCGACGAAAAAGCCGCCGTGCAGGCGCTCATCGACGACGGTCATGCGATCAAAGCCAAGCTCGACAACGCCCAGGGCGACGCGAAGATGATCGCCGCGATCGCCGCGTTGACCGCGGGCATGGACGGGCAGGGCGACCGCGGGGGCTCCCACCGTAGCGGCGGCGTGACCCGCGCGATCATGCAGACGCTCGGACAGCAGTACGTCGGCTCCGCCGAGTGGAAAGCGTTCATGAAGAGCGGTCCGCACAGTTCGACGGGCGGCGCCTGGTCGACCCCGCCGGTCGAGCTCGACATGCAAGCCACCCTGATGGACACCACGTCGGGATCGGGCGGCCCGCTGGTCATCCCGCAGTACCTGGAGGGCATCACCCCGGTGCTGTTCCGCCGCACCGTCGTGGCGGACCTCATCGCGAGCGGCACGACCGACAGCAACGCGATCATCTACATGAAGGAGCTCGCGGCGACCAACGCGGCCGCCTCCACCACGGAAGGCGCGCTGAAGCCCGAGTCGACGATCACCTTCGTGCAGGCGACCGACCCCGTCCAGAAAATCGCGACGTTCCTCTCCGTCACCGAAGAGTTGATGGAGGACGCGAAGGCGATGGCCTCGTACCTCGACGCGCGGCTGCGGCTCTTCATCGGCCTGGCCGAAGAGGACGAGCTTTTGAACGGGTCCGGCACGCCGCCGCACATCAAGGGCATCATGAACCGCGCCGGGCTCACCACCGCGCAGGCTCGCGGCGCCGACACCAACATCGATGCGCTGTTCAAGGCGTACACGACGCTGGCCTCGACCATCTTCGTCATGCCGGACGGGTTCGTGATGAACCCGATCAACTGGCAGACGGTCCAGCTGACGAAGAACGCCAACGGCAACTACCTCGGCATGGGGCCGTGGGTGGGCGCGCAACAGCCGACCCTCTGGGGGCTGCCGGGCGCCATCACGCCCGCGATCGCGGCGAACACCGGGCTCATCGGCGCGTTCAAGACCCAGGCGCAGTTCTTCCGCAAGGGCGGGCTCCGCGTCGAAACCTCGAACAGCCACAGCGACTACTTCCAGCGCAACCAGATCGCGGTGCGCGCGGAAGAGCGCGGCGCCCTCTGCGTCTACCGGGAAGCGGCGTTCGAGAAGGTCACCGGGCTCAACTAGACCGGGACGCGCACGTCATTGCGCACGAGCTCGGCCCGCGCCGGGTTCGTGCGTGTCGGTTCCTTTTCACGCACGGGAGATCGATCCATGTCCCCAGTTACCGCGCGCTACGACGCGACGGAGAACCGCTTCGTCCGCGAGGATAGTCTCACGGGCGGCGAGCGCACGCTCCGCACGCGGGTGACCCTCGCGCAGCTCAACGCCGGCTTCACGCTCCTGCCGGCGGTCGCCGGCTTCATCTACAGCCTCATCGATGCGACGCTGATCGCCGTCGGCGGGGCGGCGGCCGTCGGGACCTCCGTCAACATCATCGGCACGCGGGCCGCCGCGCCCGTGCAGCTCCTGGCCGTCGCGATCGCCGCGCTGACCCAGAGCGCCGTGGTGCGCGCCGGCGCGGCGAACGCGGTCGTGCTGGCCGACGGGGCCTCGTTCACGCCGCTCGATGTGAACACCGGCATCACGGTGATCACGGTCGGCTCGGCGATGACCACCTTGACGAATCTCGACGTGGTCCTCGAGTACACCCTGGTCCCGGCGTAACCGCCGATGTTTCGGATGGACCCTGGCCTCTGTCCGGCCTGCGACGCGCCGCACTGCGGCTGTTCGCCGGGCGGAGCTGACACCATCGTCCTGCTGTCGCAGCGGGACGCGATGCAGGCCGAGCAGCCGCAAGCGCAGGAACCGCCGGCCGAGCTCCTCCACCCGGTGCCCGCGGAACTCGAACCGGACTTCGAGCCGTTCACCACGGCCAGCTACGACCGGAAGAAGCACGGCCCGAAGCGAGCGCGCCGATGAGCTTCGTCCAACCGCCGTACTGGGCGTACGAACGCGGCGGGGCGCGCGGCTGGCCGCAGCATGTCGGTCTGTCGCTCGTCACGCCGCCCGTCGGCGAACCGTTGTCGATCGGCGATCTGCGCAGCCAGGTCAAGCTGGGGGAGAGCGACGGCGAACCGCTGCCGGCCACGGCCCCGACGATCGCGCTGGCGGCCGCCGGCGCCGGCCTGCTCGAGAACGGCGTGCACCGGCTCGCCGTGTCGTACGTGACGGCCGACGGGGAAACGCCGCCGGGTCCGTTGTCGGCGCCGATCACCGTCGTCGACAAGTCGGTGAACGGGAAACTGGCGGTCACGGCGATTCCCGCCGGCGGATCCGCGGTCACGACGATCAAGTTGTGGATGCCCGCGGTCGGCACGCTCGCGCCGCTCCTGTACGCGGGCTCGGTGGCGAACGGCGTCACGACCGCGACGATCAATCTGGCGGACGCGAGTCTCGGCGTGCAAGCGCCGGCGACGAATACGACGGCCGATGCCGAGCTGCTCGGCTGGGGCGCGGCCGCGCGGATGGACACCGAAACCTACACCCGTTGTGCCTGGCTCACGCAGAGCGTCGACGTCACGCTCAGTCACTTTCCGTTTGAGCGTCGCGCGATCGTCATTCCAATCCGGCCGCTGATCAGCGTGACCGGGATTGACTACGTCGATGCGAGTGGCGTCGCGCAAACACTCGACCCGTCGCTCTACACCGTGGATGCGCCGAAGCCGTTTGCCGGCGTGCCCGAGTTCGGGCGCGTGATGTTGGCGTACGGCCAATTCTACTGGCCGTTCCCGCCGGCGATGGCCGTGCTGAACGGCGTGACGATCCACTGCGTCGTCGGGTACGGGACGGCCGCGCAAGTGCCGCCGACGGCGAAAACCGCGATGAAGCTCCTCGTCGGCAACTGGTGGGTGAACCGGGAAGCGGGGCAGATCGTGCGCGGGTCGGCGGACATCCTGCCGTACGGGGTCGATCGCGTCCTCAATGAGTTCCGTGAGGAGTCGATCGCCTGATGGGCACCATCGGCTCGAAACAGAAACAGGTGCGCCTCGAGCGCCCGAACCTGATCCCGGACGGCCAGGGCGGGCAGAAGCCGGGCGTGCCGCCGTACCTGCTGCGGGCGGTCGTGTGGGCGCATGAGCGGCCGTTGACGGGACGCGAGGCGATTCGCGCCGAGCAGCTCACCGCTGTGCTGGCGAGTGTCTGGGAAATCTGGTTCCGCGAGGACATCAGCGTGAAGGACCGGATCCACTACAAGGGACGCGTCGCCGAGATCGAATCCTTCATCGACCCGACGGACGAACGGGACGAGCTCTATCTGTTTTGCTCCGAGGTCCAGGTGTGAGCCCGACCTACAGCGCGCTCTCGCCGGCGTCCGCGGCGCTCTATGCGGCGCTGAACGTGGCCGCGTTGACGGATCTTGTCCCGGGCGGCGTCGGGGACGTCATCCCGCAGGGCAACGTCCGGCCCTACGTGTATTTCGAGGTCTCGGCGCCGACCCAACTGGGCGGCTTCGGCACGTGGCCCGGCCAGGGCGATATCAGCGAGCTCGAGGTTCGGCTGCACGTCATCAGTGACCAGGAAAACGTGAGCCAGGCGCAGGGGATTCTCGGCGTGGCGATCGGGTTGGTCTATCAACCGGGCGCGCTGACAGTCGCCGGCTACACCGTCTGCGCGACGCAGCCGATGCCCGACGTCCAACTCGTGAATCTCGGCGACCAGGTGATCGCGAACGTCGTCGTGCATGAAGAGGTCGCGATCCTCCGGCTGATTGTGGAGAACACCGGTGTCTGATCCGGAACGCCCCCTGATTCTCGATGGCCAGGGGCAGCCGGCACGGAAGCCTGACGACACCCGCTGTCCGGCCTGTCGATCGACGCGACGTCGGCTCTCTGGCGGGTTTGGGCCGGTGCACGACATTTGCGCGGACTGTGGGTTCGCCTGGCCCGATCAAAAGACGGCAGACGAGTAGGACATGGCCAAATATTCCAGCGGCAAAGCGAAGATTCTCCTCGTCGACGGCTACAACCTGCTCGGCGCGAAGCCGAAAGGCCTGACCGAGAAGATCACCAACGTCCTCCAGGCCGCGACGCACGGGCTCGGCGACGACTGGGACGAATCGTCCGCCACGGGCCTGCTCAAAGCCACGGTGACCCAAACCGGGGCGTTCTTCGACGACGCCACGGCCGGCATGCACGTCGCCTTCAAGGATCTCAGCCAGGTCGTGCGGCTGCTGGTCTACGCGCTCTTCGGGAACGTGATCGGGCAACCGTTTGTCGGGGTCCAGGGGATCTACCAAGGGGCGTACAGCCTGCTGACGAAGATCGGCGCGCTGTCCAACGCGGACGCCGAGTACGTCGTGTCGGGCCAGGTCGATCGCGGGCACCTCATTCAAGACTGGGTCGCGAAGATCGCGAACTGGAATACGTTCACGGACGGGTTCCCGGTCGATCACACGCTCAGCCCGACGAACCAGGCCGTCCCGATCACCAGCAACACGCTGGCGAATCCGACGGTCATCACCACGCCAGTCCCGCACAAGTTGACGACGGGCGACGTCGTGCTCATTGCGGGCGTGATCACGTCGACCCCGACGATCAACGGCGAGCGCACGGTCACGGTGATCAGTCCGACGACGTTCTCGGTGGCGGTCAACGTGACCATTCCGGGCACGGGCGGATCGTTCATCCGTTCCAGCTCCAACAACGGCGGCGTGGCCTATCTGAGTGTCTCGGCGTTCAGCGGGTTCACCGGCGTCGTCGTCAAAGTGCGCGGGTCGGCGGACAACGTGACCTACGCGGATCTGGTCACGTTCGCGACGGTCGTCGGCGCGCCGCCGGATGCGACCGCCGCGCAGCGGGTGACCGTCGCCGGCGTGATTCCGCGCTACCTCTGCGTCTCGGGCACGGTCACGGGCGCCGGGTCGATTCAACCCGTCGTCGGCTTCAAACGGAACGCGCCGCAGTAGTGCGGACGCAGGAGAGAACGTCATGTCGAAATATGGGAGTCCCCAGGTCACCATCACTCTTGACGATTCGGGCGGCACCCCCCGAATTGTGACGGCGTTCGTGTTGACCATGGGTGCGTTGAAGATCACTAACAAGACCCAGGTGAGTACGGCGTACGGCTCGACATGGGAAGCCTCCCTCGTGACGGGCTTGCGGGCGGGCAGCCCGATCACGCTCGGCGGCATCTACGACGACACCGCGCTGGTCGGGACCGGGGCCGTGATGCAGGTGACGGACGCCGACGCCGTGCCCGGCTTCACGCGGACGTTGTCGATCGGCATCGGGGGCGGTCACACGTATCTGGCGGAAGTGATCATGGCCGATAGCTCGATCGTGCCGAAGACGGGGAACCTGACCGACTTCACCGCGACGTTGAACCCGACCGGCGCAGTCACGATCTCGTAGCAGGGAGGCCGCGCTGTGAGTGTATTCGCGTCGTTGACGCAATCCGATCCGATTCCGATGCCGTTCGATCCGCCGCACACGGTGACCGTGCGGAAGTTGACCGGCCGGGAAGTCGAGGCGGCGGCCGCGGCCCATCGGGGCCAGTTCGCCGGCGGGAGTCCGCGGTTGTGGCCGGCGCTGCTCCGGCGCGCGCTCGAGAAAGGCGCGTCCGATCCAGAGGTGCTGACCGCGATCACGGATCCGCTGCTGGGGTATGACCGCTTCGCACTCGTGCGGGCGGGACTCGTGGCGTGGAGCTATCCGCAAGTGATTCCGTCCGTCGGTCAGCGGGTGCCGGCGCCGACCGCGACGCCGGCGTTTGTGGATCCGATCGATGACCTGGACGATGAGGCGGTCGATTTCATCGCGACCGAAGTGCTCCGCCTCACGAAACCGCGGCTGTTCCAGACGGCGGAGGACCACGCGGCAGGAAAAAAAACAGAGTCCGCACCCTCGTCCGGGGCCTGAACGGCGACGGACCGCTGACCTACGAGTACTACATCGGCCGGTTGTCGGAAGAGTTCGGCGGTCTGAAGCCGTCCGACGTCGAGGCGGAACTCGCCCGACAGCCGGCGGGCTTCCTCGAACAGATCATCGAAGACCGCCTCATCGCGCGCGCGATCGCGACCTACACCCAGCACCCGACTGCCACCGGCGACCTGATCGACCTCGTGAAAGCCGTCCACTTCGAACTCGTGCAGGAAGAGATCGACGATGCCCAGCAGCCTCACGATCGAGATTGACGGCGCGAAGATGCGCGAGGCGCTCGAGGGCGAGAGCCTGAAAGCCGTCATCAAGACCTTCGTGAAGGCCGCGGCGCGGATCTCGGCCGATCGCATTCAGGTCGACGCGGCCGCACGGCTCGAGCGGCAGTTGAGCGGCACCTCGTCCGGGCGCACCGTCGCCGGGATCAAGGTCCTGAGCGATCGCACCGGCTGGGGCTGGGTCGTCGACGCGGGGAACCTGTCGCAGCCGATGCTCGATCACTGGCTCGAGAACGGCACCAAGCACATGCACGCGCGGCCGTTCTTCGACGCATCGGCGCAGCTCGAGCAAGCGGCGCATCACGAGCGCATCGGCGCCGCGATTCAGGCGGCGCTGTCGGAATACGGCCTCGGAGACAGCCGGTAATGGCGGGCACGAGTCCGGACCTCATCGTCCGCGTCGCGGCCAACATCTCCGCATTGCAAACGGACATGGCGGCGGCCTCGAAGTCCGTCGAGGCGACGACGGCCAGCTGGCACGAGTTCACCACCGGCTTCGACATCGAATCGGCCATCCACCATCCGCTCGAGACGGCGAAGGAGGCCCTGGCGGCGTTCGCGGGGGAGATGGGCCCGCTGGCGGTGGGGGCGCTCGCGACGGCGGGGGCGATCGCCGCGGTGGGCACGGCCGTGTTCGAGTTGGCCGCCAAGGCCGCGGAGACGGGCGAGCAGCTCGTCGACATGAGTCTCAAGACGGGGATTGAGGTCGGCGCGTTGAGCCTGCTCAAGAGCGCCGTCGAGGTCACCGGCGGATCGGTCGACACGGTCACCAACGCGATTTTCATGTTTCAGAAGCGGCTCGGCGAAGACACGCCCGCGTTCGAGAAAGGGCTGGCGCGGATCGGGCTGTCCCTGCGCGACATCCGGGATCTGAAGCCCGACGAGCAGTTTCTCCTCATCGGCAGCGCGCTGCGCGACATGGCGGATCCGGTCGAGCGCAACGCCGCCGGCGCGGAGTTGTTCGGCAAGCAGTTCCGCGAGCTCGTGCCGACGATCATGAAGGATCTGCCGGGCATGATCGAGCAGTTCCAAGCGCTCGGCTCCGCCTGGTCCGAGGAGGACGCGAAGGCGGCGGAGGACTTCGAGATCGCCACCCGCAAACTGAAAATGGAGGTCGACCTCCTGTTTCAGAAAATCGGCAAGGACCTGATCCCGCTCATTCAGCTGCCGCTCGATCTCGCCGTCGGGACGGTCGGGGCGTTTCTCAAGACCGGACCGACCGCGGACGCGCTGAAGGGCTGGCAGGAGTTGCACTTGATCTGGACGGTGCTGTTTGGCGAGGACCTCCCGAAACTGCCGCCGATCGCCGGCGAGGCGAAGACGGGCATTGACGCGCTCCATCTGTCGACCAAGCAATACACGACGGTGATCGACGAGCAGGCCAAGGCGCTGAGTGCCGAGATTATCCAAGGCGAGTTGTTCCGCGGGCACCTTGATCATCTGCGTGAGGCGGTCGTGCCACTCACCGCGCAGCAGACACTCTGGGCGGACGAGATGTTGCGCGGCGGGGACTCGGCGAAAGAGGTCGCGAAGTGGCTCGGCGTCGCCGAGATCGCCGTCAAGAATCACGAGGCGGCGGTCAAACAGTCTGCGGCGACGCAGAAAGCCCTGCTCGCCGAGATTGCCAAGCTCGAGGGCGAGCACGTCACGCTGCACGCGAAGGGGCTCCTCGATATGGACGCCGCCGAGGAGAAGGCCACGCAGCACCAGTTCGAAGAGGCGAGTAAGGCCTATACCCAGATTGAGAAGGCGCAGGCCGCGCTGCACGATGCCGAGATGAAGGGATCGCTGGACAGCAACACCTACAAGATCATGAAGATCTGGGAGGAGGTCGACCAGAAAGAAAAGGCCTTCGCCAAGCTTGGCGTCGACACGTCCGCCTATAACCTCGCGGTGGAATCGCTGGCCTCCGAGGAAGCGAACGCGATCACCGACATCATGTCCGCCGCGGTCGACACGATGTACGGCAAAGCGGTGTTCGCGATCGACCAGACCGCCGCCAAGGTGACCGCGAGTGTCCAGGCGACGGTCAGTTCGATCTTCTCGCTCGGCGGATCTGGCGGCGACATGGCGGCGGCGGCGGCGGCGCGCGGGGGCTCCGTCGCGCATGACAGCTACGGCAATCCGTACATCTACATTCCCGGCGTCAATCAACCGGGCGCGCGCGCGGGGGGCGGCCCCGTCACGGCGGGCTCGCCGTACATGGTGGGCGAACGCGGCCCCGAGTTGTTCGTGCCCCAGGCGTCCGGATCGATCGTGCCGAACGGCGCCGGCGGCGCGCCCACCGTCAACATCTACGTGACGCAGCCGCTCGGGACGCCGGACGCGATCAGCCGGGTCGTCCTGCAGGCACTGCAGGCGGCGGCGCGGAATCAAGGGATCCGGCTGTGAGTGTCTTGACCGCGGCGCGCTCGGGGATTGCGCGATCCGGCGCCACGCGCGCGGGCTATCCCATCCTGAGTGGGGTGCGCGTCCGGACGTACGCGTTGTCCGGGATCGCGCGGGCGGGCGCGACCCGCTCGAACTATCACTCCGCGAAAGTGTTCGTGGCGATCGCCGGCGTCCACTACGGCACGGCGCGGGCCGTCGACGCGCAGCAGATCGCCGATGGCTCCCTGACGATCAGTGACCAGCTCGCCGACGCGCCGACGACGGCCAGTTGCCTCACGCGGGGCTTCGTCCCCCAGGCGGGCGCCGACGTGGTCATCACCCTCGGATCGAAGAACAATCTGCGCCGCGACTTTGCCGGGACGGTGTTGAGCACGCACCGGTCCTACGTGGGGACGCCCGCGAACTACCAGCACAGCCTGGCGCTGATCGACTACACGTGGGGGCTCAGCCGGCGCAAGGTGTCGGCGCGGTTTACGAGTACGACGGTCGCCGCGATCGCCGCCACGCTGATGGCGACGTATGGCACGGGCTACACGCTCAGTGTGGCCGCCGACATCGGCGTCGAAGCGATCGATGAAATCACTTTTACCGAAAATGACCTCTGGGCGTGTCTCCGACAACTCGTGAATCGGGTCGGCGGCGGCTGCGGCTGTGACCACGACAAGGTCGTGCGGCTCTTCTTTGAGGACGTCTCGCAGACCGCGCCGACGATCCTGAACGCCCTGCATCCCTCCCTCGAGGATCTTTTCTTCACCCGCGATCTCTCGCAGGTCGTGACACGGTGCTACTGCGAAGGCGGCGGGACCAACGCGCTCGAAACGATCGCGGCGGGGGAGCCGGCCATCCCCGTCCAGAACGCCGCGTGGTATGAGCCGGGGGGCGGGGTCGTGTTGTCCGGCCCGCAACGGATTCGGTACACGAGCGTGCGGCTCGGCGGCGGCGGGTCGCTCGTCGGCACCGGCGCGGCGCCCTCCTCCGCGCCCGCGGCGGCGTTGGCGACGGGCGCCGGGATTGAAACCGGGGCGCACGATTACGCGGTCACGTTTACCACGGCCTCTGGCGAATCGATCGCGGGCCCGCGCGTGACGATCACGGTCGGCCTGACGGCCGCGCCGGCGGGCGCCCCAGTCGCGAGTGCGCCGACGATCGGCACCGGCCCGAATCCGGGCAGTCACGACTACAGCGTCACGCATGTCACCGCGTCGGGTGAAACCACGGCCGGCCCCTCAGTGACCCAAGCGACCACCCTGACGCCGGCCCCGACGACGTCGCCCGCGATCGGCACGCCGACCCCCGGGACCGGCGTGGACGATGGCGCCAACGAGTACGCCGTCAGTTTCGTCACGCCGATCGGCGAGACGACGCCGGGCCCGATCAGTGCGCCAGTGACGGCCGCGCATCTCGCGCCGCCCGGCGCGCCGGCGGCCGGGACGCAGCCCGCGGGCGCGGGGCCGGGGCCGGGGACGTATCTGTATGCGGTCGGGTTCACGACGGCGATCGGGGACACGACGCCCAGCCCCACGCTCGCGGTCACCGTGGCGCCGCTCGCGCCGCCCGCCAACGTGATGAGCGGGTCGTTCAGCGGCGGCACCTTGGACGTGTTCATCGCGTACACGTTCGTCACGCCGAGCGGCGAAACCACGCCGAGTGCGTCCGTCCACTTCTTCCACACGTATCCCGTGGGCGGCGGGGGCAATACGCTGCAAGGGATTCTGGCCGGCCCGACCGGCACGACGGCGCGCAAGGTCTATCGGACCGTCGATGGCGGCACGCAGCTCAAACTCCTCACCACCGTCGCCGACAACGTCACCACCACGATCGCCAATCCGAATGTGGTCGACGGCAGTCTGGGGGCCAACGTGCCGACGACGAACACGGCGGCGGCGTCCCTCGTGCCGCTCACGCTGGCCGTCGGCGGGGCGCCCGTGACGGCGCGGACGATCTATCGCACCTTGGCCGGGGGATCGCAACTGAAAGTGCTCCGGATCGTCCCGAACAACACGACGACGGCGATCGATGACAACTCCCTCGATAGCGGCCTGGGCGCCAATGCGCCGACCGTGAACACGGCGGCGCAGAACGTCGTGCCGATCACCGGCATCCCGCTCGGCGATGCCACGGTGACCGCGCGCAAGCTCTATCGACGCTCCGGCGGCCTCGGCTTGAAGCTGCTCGCGACGATCGCGGACAACACCACGGCGAGCTACACCGACACGACCCCGACTGCGAGCCTCGGCGCCGCGCCGCTGTCGACGAGCACCGCCTATCTCCAGCGCATTGGCCTGACGATTTCCGTCGGCGGAGCGCTCGTGACGGCGCGGAAGATCTACCGCACCGCCGCGGGCGGCACGCAACAGAAACTGGCCGCGACGATCGGCGACAACACGACGACCACGTGGGTCGATACCGTCACCGATGCGAGTCTCGGGGCCAACGTGCCCGTGGTCAACACGGCGACGGCGAATCAAGTCAGCCTCTCGAGCCTGCCGCTCGGCGCCGCGGCGGTCACCGGCAGGAAGATCTATCGCACCGCGGCCGGCGCCTCCCAGTTGAAGTTGCTCGCGACCGTCGCCGGGAACGTCACGACCACCTACACCGATGCGGCGGCTGATGCGACGCTCGGCGCGAACGTCCCCACGAGCGATACGTCCCTCCTGACGCAGCCGCAAGGCAACGTGCTGGCCGGCAGTCCGTCCTTGCAGAGTGCGGGCGTCGCCGATTTCAGCCCGACCGGCGGCTGGGCGATCGCCGGCACGCAAGTCCTGCGCTACACCGGGATCTCGGGCAACAACCTGGTCGGGATTCCGGCGACGGGGATCGGCAGCATCCAGGCGACGATCGGCTTCAACGCCACCGTCACCGCGGCGCCGCTGTTGCTCGGGATTCCGACGAGTGGCGCGGGGTCGATTCTCTATCCGATTCTGAAAGGCGACCCCGTCAATCTCTTCGTCCAGGAAGATGACCTCCTCGCGCAAGCCGCGTTGGCCGCGCAGCTCGGGAGCGGCGACGGCATCCAGGAAGACGAGATCCAGGACCGGCGGCTGTCGGTCACCGAAGCGCGCGCGCGAGCGCAAGCGCGGCTGGCCCTGCTCGGCGCCCGCGACGCGTCAGGCCAGGTCGGGGTGCTCACGGTCACCTACCGGTCCCGCGACATCAACACGCGCGCCGGATCGCTGATCGCCATCAACGTGGGCCCGCCCACGAATCTAGTGGGCGAGTTTCTGATTCAACGCGTCACGATCGCGCACTTCCTGCCGGCGCTCAATCCGACCTATGAGGTCGAGGCGTCGTCGGTGCGCTTCACCGATACCGAACTCCTGCGCCTCATGAGAGAGAAGGCCGCGTAATGTCAGTGGTAATTACTCGCACGGCGTTTGTCGACGACGACGGCAGTGGGACCTCCGGCACCGTCATCAATAACGCCGTCAAGACGGAACTCTACAACCAGATCGATGCGGCGTTGGCGGCGGTGGGGGCCGCGGCGTTGCCGCTGGCGGGGGGCGTGATCAGCGGCACGCTGAAAGTCGGATCGGGCGCGTACGTCAGTACCTCGGCCGACATGGGCCAAGTGTTTAATGGCGCGGCCGTGAATGGGTTCCTGTCGGAAGACACACGTAGTACGGCCGGCACCGACCAGACTGTGGTGTTCGCCCGCAACGGGGCGATCGTGGGCGCCATCACGACGACGCTCTCGGCGACGACGTACAACACCTCGTCCGATGCGCGCCTGAAGCGCGATCGCGGCGTGGCGACGGATCCGGCGATCCTCCGCCAACTCGTGGTGCATGACTTCGACTGGCTGATCGACGACACGCCGGATCGCGGCGTCTTCGCGCAGGAGGCGCACCGCATCAAACCCCAGGCGATCGCGATGGGCACGGACGAGCGCCGGGCCGACGGCACCCTGGTCCAGCCGTGGCAGGCCGACTATTCGAAATACGTCCCGGACCTGATCGTGGGCTGGCAGGCCCACGAGGCGCGGCTCCTGGCACTCGAAGCGCGGATCGCCCAGGCGGCGTAGGGAAGGACCGAATCATGGCCGAAATCATTACGTTGACCACGCCGCTTCCCGCGACGGCGACGCTGCGGATCGCCAACGTGACGCTGGACATCCGCGGGTCGTCGATTCGCGTGACCTTCGCGGAGTGGGTCACCGGCGCGTGGGTCATCGACGGTCGGGAGATCGTCGCGCAGTGGACCGGGCCAACGGCGGCGGGCCTGATTCTCGCGCTGAACAAAGCCAACCTCACGACGCAGTCGCTCTCGCAACGCATCTTCACGCAGGCGATCGCGGACGGCAAATTAGCGGGCACGCAAAGCGGGACGGTGCCGTAGTGCCCACGATCACGCTGGCCTCCGGCGACTACTGGCGGTTCCGCTTCCTGCAGGAGCGGATCGATCACGCGAAGACGCGGGGGTTGCTGGGCGAGTTGCGGGCGCTGCAGGCGCACGCGGAAGTCTGGGGCACGTTACGCACGACGTATCCGGGGCTGACGGCGTCGGACGCCTGGACGTTGACGGATGCGGACACCAGCCTCTCAGCGCCGGATCCGCCCGCGCAGGAGCAACCATGACCGAGACGCCCGCCCGGCCGCCGCCCGTCGTCACCTATTGGGCGATTAGTCTGTTCAGCAGCCGGACGTTCTGGTGGAACCTCGCCAATGCGATCCTGGCGCTCCTGTCGCTGACGGAAGTTACGACCCTCATTCCGCCGCGCTTTCTCAGTCTGCAACTCGCCGTCGTCGCCAGCGTGAATCTGTATTTGCGGACGGTCACCGTGCGCCCGGTGGCCCTCATCGCGCCGGGCACGACGACGCCGGTCTCGGTGCCGAAGGTCGGCCCGCCGCCGCCCGCCCTGGTCGGAGATTGACGTATGGCATCCACGGATCGTCGCCGCGTCGAGCGTGACGTCTTGAAACTGCGCCCGCGTAAAGCGCAGCGCTCGAGCGGCTCGTCGCTCGGCCTCGGCGTCGACAGCAGCGGCGGGCCGGTCATCGACCCGACCGAGAACGTCCGCGAGTTGTTCGAGGCGGGGGCCACCCGGCAAGACGATCTGCGCCTCTCGGAGCGTCGCCTGCAAGAAGAAAAGATCCTGCGCATTGAAACCGAGATGCGGGCGCTCGCGCACGAAGTGAAGATCCGCGCCGAGCACCAGAAGGACCTCGACACGCTCGAAGCCAAGCGGCTCGATGCCGTGCGCTCGGTCGACCAACTGGCGGTCAAGACGGAAGCCGACCGCTCGGCGGCCGCCATCACCGCCCTCGCTAATGCCGCCGCGACGACGGCCGAGACGCTGCGCAGCGCGGTGAACACCAGCGCCACGAACCTCGCGACGCAACTCGATCGCACCGTCACCGCGATCACCGAACGCATCGCCGCCTTGGAGAAGTCGAGCTATACGGGTGCGGGGAAGCAAGCCGTCGCCGACCCCATGATGGAGCAACTGATCGCCGAGATGCGCAACGTGACGGCGCAGCGCGCGGCTGACCGGGGCCACAGCGATGGCATGAGCGACTCCGCGAAGGCGATCATCGGCGCGCTCGGCGTGCTGCTGACGTTGACCGCCCTCTACACGTTCACGCAGCGACCCGCCGCCGCCGCGCCGGCGCCGCAAGTGATTTACGTGCCCGCGCCCGCCGGCGCGCTGCTGCCGACGACGCCGCCACAACCGACCCCGCGCTAGAAGGAAGGCTCCATGTTGATCCTGCTCCTCGTCCTGCTCCTCGTCTTCG